GGACGAAGCAAATAGTCATCTACGTTTTTAATTACAGTCTTGATACTTCCTGCGGCAGCACCCATAAGCATAGAAATACCTGCAGCGGTACGGCCAGTACCCTGCACACCTGTTTGACCATGAGCAAAGCTAGGAAAGCCTGTAGCTTCATCAGCAAGCTGACGAGCCTTGTCAAACAACTGCATGTTTTCATTACTTACGTTAGGAAACTTTGTACCAAACAAAGCTTGCCCCGGTGCGCCACCCTGACGCCTAAACACCTTACCCGGCCAGACCTTTAAGTCTTGACCCGGTACAAGGTTAGTTTCATCTACTTCAAAAATTAAGTTACCACTAAGCACAGCGTTATCTACAGCCATACGCATGAACCCATTCATAAGTGTTTGGGTGTCATCCATGTTTTCTGCAAGACCAATACCAAAAAAGCTGTAAGGATTAAGCTCATACGGTACAGCAAAGTAAGGAATACGAGTAGGCTGAAACGGATTAGCTACTAGCCGCAGGATCATATCGTTACAAATCCAGCAGTTAATCTGGATTTCGTCTGTGTCCTCAAACTCTTTAGGCAAATCCATGCCGTATTCTTTAGCGGTTTCAGTATCAATAGTGCCCCAGTATTCTAGGATTTCATACCTATCTGGTGCCTCGTTAATAAAATAGTCCTTAAGATCGTTTTCCCAGTACTCACGAGTGTATGTACCACCAGCAGCAATAGACTCTTCAATTGCTTCTTGCCTAAAGAATGGCCGCTTTTTTAAAGCGCGTAGCTGCGACTTAGACAGCTTATGCCGTTGGACTACATAAAGAGCTTCATCCATATTTGAAGCATCAGGATCAGGATAGAAATCCCAAATAGAAACATGAGCAGCTTGTGGAACAACCTTAGTAACAGGCTCATATCCACCTTCTTCATTCCACGAAGGATATTCTTTATCAACAGCAAACGGCCCCTTTAAAATACCTGTACCAAATAAGACACACTCAAAGATAGATGAACGCAAATGTTTAGACGCATTAGATTCTTCTAGTTGATCATGGATTTTCTTTTCCATTTTCTTAGCTGCAATTTGTGCAGGACTAAATGTAACCGCAGTAGGAGTAGTACCTGCACCTTCTTTTAAATTCTTGATGCCCCTAAGCTTATCGGCAAGAGGACCAAGACGTTTAGTTAAAGAATAGAGAGTGGCCCCTTTAGGAAGCTCTTCTTCATCATCTCTTGATCCATAAGGAGATGCAGGTCCGTCATCTTCAATTTCTTCAGGACGTTCTTTAGGATCGAAATATACACTCTCACTTACACCTTCTGGTAATGTTGTTGGATCAATGGTAATAGGAAATTTAGTCTTGGCAAAAAGCACATCAATAATTTGCCCATACGCAGCAAGAACTTTTGTCTTAGTTACTTTAATAAATACACGCGAGCGTTCTGCTTCAGTAAACTGTACGTCAGAGCTATACAGACCACGATAGTTTCTGTACGCTTGCAACCAACGATGCTCATCGGATTGCTGACGCCAATCTTTAGATTTATTATAGGCATCGTTTACATGAGTAATAACCTCATTTAAACCTTTAGCATCGGCACCCTCATCTAGAGCGTAACCAATTTGTTCTTCAAAATCACCAGTAGTATCTGTCATGTATTAATACCCAAATGTTTGATCTGCTACAGCAAAGTTATCTGTTTGCGACATAGGATCATAATCAAAAATATCGTGTCTTGGTCTGCTCATTATACCATATCTAAGTGCGTCATACAAGTGATCTTCTGATTTAGTGTCTACGTCTTCAGGGTTCTTTTTATCTAAAGGTATAGAAGGTAGTTGTGAAACTAAATTAAAGCAGTTATCAAATACTACTAAGCTTGGACTGCCATCTTCATCTTCATCTTGCAATCGTCTGTGTAGCTCATTCTTTCCTGCAATACGACTACCACCACTTCTATCACTTGGTCGCCACCTACATCCAGCTAAAATCATTTGCTCTGCAAGGCTTGGTCCTGTATCACCACGTTTGTGCCAACACGAACTATCTAGCACACCGTACATAATCTTGCCGTCATCTTCTTCTAGCTCTAATACTTTATAAGCTAAATCTCGTGCAAGTACTTTAGAAACATAAAGTTCTCTATACACAATCAACTGCCCATCAGGAGCTAAAGCAAACCACACTACCGCAGTCTTTGAACCATACCCATAATCACACGCCCGAAACTTAGGAAAGTTCTTAGGTATCTTGTACGCAGGTACAACGTGCTTGTCTCTGTCAAACTCAGGAAATGCTGCACCTTCCGAAACATCCCAGTTACCTTCTAATAACCTTTTCCTTTGATGTTCTGGCAACGACAGAAGCATCGTTTCATAGTCGCCACTTTCAGCCAAGTAAGGATTATCAAAAAGTTTAGCAGGAATAAACTTCCTTTTAAACAGCGGCTGCTCTTCCTTTGTATGCCCTTTAGGATACTTAAGAGTTTTGCCAGATTCATCCGTAGCCCAAAACGATTTATTAGGACTAGAAGGATTAATGAAATACTTTTTTACCCATACGTGACCAGAGCCTCCGGGGTTAGTAGTAGCTCTCATATACACAGGTAAGTCTGATGCAGCAGACCTCAACCTTGACCTTAAGTAATCCCAAGCAAATGGTGTGGCCCACTGCGTTAGCTCGTCAAAGCCTATCCAACAAAAAGACAAACCCTGATAGCGCAGTACATCTTCATCTCTATCAAGATAAGACAGCCACAACCTACCACCAGCAGGGGAAGTCCACTGCATTTTTCTTTCTGACCATTTAATGCCGGGAATAATCTTTGGATAGATTTCTTGAGACTTCCAAATAAGTTCCCTTAGTTCTTCCGTAGTTTTACGGAGCAATAGGCCAGAAAATTGTGGATGTATTAAGTATCTAAGCGGATCAGCAAGCATAGCGTAGCTTTTACCACCACCTGCTGCTCCTCCGTATAAAACTTCACGCTCACTGGCTGCAAGAAAGTCTGTTTGCGGCCCTACGTTAGGCTTAAATACTACGTTATGTTCTTCGTAAGAAAGTTTAACCGTATTACTACTAGATTTAACTTCTTTTATCTTAGGTTTAGGCGGTTGCTCGGCTTTCTTCCTCGCTGCTGCCTTTTTCTTTCGAGCCTGTGTGCTTGATTTCAAGTTCTTCAAGCTTTTCGAGGGCTTTTTTGTACGTGGCAAGCCAGTTGCGGTAAGCTGTAGCTTTATTTTTTCTTTTTCTTTCCGTGTTGACTCGCTTTCTGAGGCCAACGTGGGAAATTGATCGTCCAGTTTTGTCACTTAACCACCTTGCAACTTCTCGGTAGGAGTATTCTTTTACATATTGACGAGCTAAGTCTAAAGCTTCTAGCTCTAAGAACACAGGATCAAGAATATCAGGATCGTGTTCGTTTTGTACATAACCAAAAGGAATAGTTCTACTAATCCTTGGTATCTGCATCCAATTACCTTCTGAGTCGCGTAGACCTACCGGATCAGGCAACTCATAGTAAGGTAATCTATTCTTCTTCGTCACTTTGTTTCGGTGGCAACAGCATAATACCGTTAGGTGTAGCCACTTCTACTTTGTCCGTCTTTTGAACGCCCACTCTATCCAAAATTTCAGTGGCCGCTTTGAGTAAGTTTGCCGTACCCAGTTGGCCGGGGTCACGCAAAATTCCTGCCATGCCAATCGCAGCACGTGGAGCGTTGAGTGCCAAATATTCTTTAGTAAGTTCCAATACTTCATCTTTTAAAGTTTTAATAACCTCGCCTACGCTAGTATTATCGCTGTATCCAGCTAGTCTTTTTGCTTCATTAAAGTCACCGTTAGCTTCGTGAAATAAAACACGCAAAAAAGCTTGTTGTTTTTCGGTATATTCCCGTTCCATTATTTTTTCATGCTCCGATCACCAAACCACCAAGTAACAGCAGTAGTAGTTAAAAACAGTATCTGATTAGAAATCTCACGTTTAATAACGTCGTCACCTAAAGCTTCTAAAAATACGTAGACAGAAAAACCCAGCAGCATAAAAGTTAGAATAGGCCGGACAAATCTTAAGATGTTGCCAATTATAGAACCACTGTAAGAAGCATCATGTGCGTATGAAGCAGCCTTAATTGTAGCAGCAGCATTTTCTTCTGCTATAGCACGTTCGCTTTCTAACTCAGCACTACGCGCTTCGATCTGCATTTCTTGTAGCTTTAGTTCTTGGTCAAACTCTAGCGCCATCTTTTTAAGCTTTTGTCTGGTTTCTAAAAACCTTCCTGCTTGACCAATGACACTACCAATAATACCTGTAGCACCACCAGTAAGAACTGAACCTATAATTTCAAACATATAATTACCACGTTGCTTCTTTAGGTCTATTGTCTACATGGACAAAAGAATTGTAGTTGATGCCCAGTCCTTTAAACCCTACCGCTTTAGCTGAGTATATGATTGCTTCTTTATCTTGACCAGCTAAAGAAATATCAAATGCAGTTGAAGGATTGTTTTCAGTTGCTCTGTGCTGACTCAGCGGAGCGCCACCAACTTTAGAATTGTATACAGGGCACCGACATGCGCTATTAAGCACTATGGGTTTGCCCAGTAAGTCTCGCAGTTGTTGCAGCTTTGTTAGTGCATCTTCTTGTACATAAGCAGAGTTACAACCACACTTGCAAACTAGCTCTTGCCAAGTAAACGCAGCGGTTGCCTGTGCTGTAGGAAGAACCTCACCTCTAATAGTACTAATCATTTATGCGCCTAGTACAGTCCAAAAAATAGTTATAACCGCAATGATGCTAGATAAAGTAGATAGCATAATCATGCTTTCTAATCTTTTAATTCTACCAACTAAACTATCTAGTTGTTTTTCCATAGTAGAATACCTCACAGCGCATTCACGCTCATGGGCAGCTAGTTCTGCAGCTACAACAGTAGGACTAATGTTTTCGTTAATTTCCATAACTATGCTTTAGCCTTTTTTCTTTTGCGTTTAGGTTTAGGTTTAACCGTACCTATGGAAATAACAATAGCAAGAGGAGAGGGCCCCCGAGGCTTTCTAGAGTTGCTACTGACAGTTTTTTTGCTTTTTATTGCCACGGTAATGTCCTCTCCCCTATCTTTTTCTAGCCTTGTCTTGCCATTGCCTAAATGGACCTTTCTTTTCTCGCTTAGGCGTTACTTTACTGTGCCGCCCTTTTCTGCGAATCTTGGACTTTTTCATAGGCCCACCACTAAGACCAATTGCACCACGACTAGACATTTACTTTTTCTTTTTAACAGGTTTCTTTTTCTTTAATCCACCTTTAGCAAAATCAGTTATAGAGTCCATAATTTTTGCATCTTTTAATTCTGTTGAACCTGACTTAAAGTCGGGTGCTTTGCCCTTAGCTTTGCTAATACCAAACCTTTTTATATCTTTTTTAATTGCTAAAGGCATACTTTTTGCTGCCGCTGCTTCAGCTGGGCTTGCTGTACCTGCAGCTACCATCTTTTGAAACTTTTTTGCTTCTTTAATTCTTGCAGGAAGACCGTCTCTTACACCTCTTGCTCGCGCACCTTGCATACTTCTATACACTGCGCGAGTCGAAGGCCCTGCTCCTGAAGTTAATTCAGGAACACCTTTGCGAGCGCCGCCAGTAAGAGCTTGAATACCAGCAGGTGTCATTCTCCGTTGGAATTCTACTGTTTCATTGCCGCCAGTCTTAGGAATATTGGTAGCAGTAGTCCTACTCCTCTTTGTTGCACTTTCTTTTGCCTCTGCTGCCTTAAACTGTTTCATAGCTGCTCTGCGCTTTTTTGCAGCTTTTTTCTGTGCTGCAGTTTGTACTAATTTTTTAGCGCCTTTTCCAGCACCCGTAAGACCCTTACCTATAATTTTCTTAGCCATAATTTTATTCCCCTGTAGTATTAACTAAATGTTCTTGCATGTAAGCATTTATTTGATCAGGTGAACTGCCTGAATTGTTTAGCACATTAATAAGTAAACCAACATCATCCATTGACTCTAAATTTGTATCTGCTACGTCTCCGCCTAATGCTCTCTTCTCAACTTGCTGCTGATATTTGTATTCACGATTATTTCTACGAGGATAAAAACCGGGCTGCATATCAAACCGGGCGCGTTGACCTAGCTTAGGAGTAGGTCTATCATCTCCAGTCATAATCTCTTTACCCCGAATAAGATTACTAGCCATAAAAGCTGCACCTTCACGGGATTTAGGATCATTCAGTATATCTGTAACGTCCGATCCCAGCATTTGAGCTATGGGTACAAGCTCAAGACCTGTACTAATTTCCATATTGCTTGTACCTGACGGTGCTGCATTAGCAGTGTTAATTGATGTCCTATTTAACTTATTAACTACTCGCGTAGCAACATCTTTAGATTTGCTGCCAACTTTACCAACAACTCTTGCACCAGACTTTAACAGTCTATCAGCTTGTTTGCTTCTAGCTGCAGCCATAACAAAAGGAGCAGCAGCCGTGCCAACTCTAAAAATTAACATAGCTGCAGGTATAGCTAAGGGTACGACCACTAAACCTTCCTCTTCTTAGGCATCATATTTTTAGCTAAACCACCAGCAAAGTAATTATGCACTTTCATGCCACCATTTTTCATAGCTGTGTAAGCCTGTGTCTTTTTTGCTACATTCTTAGGCTGCTTAGAAACTTGCTTGCCTTCTTTAGTTGTTTTACGTTTAGCTGCGGTAGTAGCTGCATACTCTTGATTAGATAAAGCACCTATAGCAGCTTTAGGAAGGTAGCGTTCTCCTGTAGCTTTTGGCCCTTGAGTAGAAGGCTTACCTGACTTAGTGCCCCAATCTGCTCCTGTCCAAGTCTTAAGAGACTGTTGTGATTTACGTAAAGCCATTTACTTCTTAGCGTTCCTAGACATAAATGCTGCTGCACCAAAGTAAGCAGACACAACACCAGCCATACCTATATAAAATAAACTAAACAAATCTGATAACGCATTAATTCTACTATCAGGAAATATAGGAAGAAATACAAGTGCAGTAAATACAAG